TCTTTTTGTATTAAGTTTTTTACTAAACCAAATACACCATTGTTTGGTAATACATCACCAACAGTTCCTAATATACCTGGAGCAGCTTTACTTAAAAAAGCTCCGACTTTTGTTTCACTAAATTTTTTCTTTGCCATAATTTTAACATTTCCAACGCCTACGCGCTGCTTTACCTCTTACACCAGTCCAGCCTTTGGATCTAGCACAAAATGACTTACGTCTTTTTGCAGCCTTACTTCCTCTTTTAACTTTACCAGTTACAGCGGTTTTTAGTTTACTACCTGGGTTTGCTTTTCTATAAGCTCTAACGCCTTTTTTTGTCATACCTGCACCTTCTTTGACTGTGCGGAAGTTACGTTTTTTTCCTTTAGTAGTTTTTCTAATTGCCATTATATTATTTTATACTTTGTTTTTCCGTCTTCTCGGTATGCTTGTAATATACGGTTACGGTTCTCTTCAGGGCTTACGTACGAAACGTGAAGCCAATCAGGGTTTGTTTTTGATCCAAACTCCCATATGAGTTGATCAAAATCTAATTCATTTTTTATAAATTCAAACATTTCAGCGTTTGTTTTATGTTTAAATGAATCGTCTATGTCAATTGCTCTACCTTGACAATGCTGCGACTTAGTACTTCCACCTATAGCTTTATTAAGTTCTGGCCCACGATAAAACGAGTTTATCTTTATAGGTCCACCAACCCACTCTCTAATAGGTTCAAATACATTTTTAGCAACAATTTGCATGTTGTTTAAATGATATTCTGTAGGTATGTTGTCTATACAAAGACGCGTAGCAGTTATGCTATACACGCCTTCTTTCATAGATACATGTTTACTTATATTCATCTTATAAACTAAATGCGTCAATAGTATTTTTTTGCGAGCTTGAAAGTGCTGCTACAAATTTAGCTTTAGCCATTTTTATAACAAGGTGTCCTTCGTTACGAAATAACGAATCTTTTTCTTCGTCAGTTCTTTCACCTTCAGCAATAGCTCTAATAGCTGTTACTATTGCAACTGAATCCATAGCTGCTATTACGTCAGCAGCTGCTTGTTCATCTGTGTACTCAATCATAATTTTTAATTTTAAAATGTTAATTATTAGTTATTATATATTTACTTGTTTTTAAGTTTTTTTACTTCTTCAGAAAGCTCTTGTATTGCTTTTGCCATAACTGGTATTAAGTTACCATACTTAGCTTCAATTCTGTTTTCACTTATTTCGTATACTAAATCAAGTATATCATTATCATTGTTTGGCATTGCTTCTTGAAGATCTTGAGCAATAAAACCAACTCTTGATTTACCTTGTTTTGTTTTAGCCATATGTTCTGGTCTAAAGTCCCATGTAAATTTAACAGGTTTTAATTTATTTATAAACTCTAAACCATAAGGACTTTCTTCAATATCTGATTTATCACGACCATCTGAAAGAGCAGCAATACTTTGATCAGCACATCTGAACGCAGATATATTAGCATCACCAAGTGTTATTTCATTAGATACATCTACCGCTGAAGCTGCGGAACTATTTCCTATTATTATGTTGTTAGAACCAGTAGTAAGAGCATCACCAGCGTTACCTCCAACCATGACGTTTGAATCACCAGTTGAAACAGCTAGACCAGCTTGAGTACCAACAGCAGTATTGCTTACACCACCGTTTGATACTTTTAATGATTGAAACCCTATAGCTACGTTAGAAACTCCTGCAACTTCAGCGTTTAAAGCTTCGGAACCAATTACTGTAGAATACCTTCCTGTAAGTTGTTTAGCAGATTGGTTACCAATAACAACACTATAACCATTACCATTGAAATTAAAATCTTCTAAAGCGTTATTACCAATAGCTATATTTCCTGTACCAGTATCTTCAGCAGACAAAGCGTTGTATCCTATAGCTATATTACTAGAACCTGTAGTTAAAGCATCACCTGCTAGTCCACCAACCAAAGTGTTTTGTACACCTGTTGTCATTCCTGCGCCAGCTTGATGTCCTACAGCGGTATTTAAACCATCAGCACCAGCATTTAGTAATTTTAAAGCTCTTCTACCTATAGCAACGTTTTTACCATGAGCATCTTCTGTGCTTAATGCCTCGTAACCAACAGCTACGTTTTCAACACCTGTTGTTAAAGAGTCTCCAGCTAAACCTCCTATCAACGTGTTTTCAGTACCTGTTGTAACAGTTTTCCCAGCTTGATAACCAACAGCAACATTATAAAAATTATCACCTGCTGAAGCTCCATTTTGTTCTCTTAAAGCTGAATGCCCTATGGCTACACTAAAATCTCCTGCATCTGCCGAGCTTAAAGATTCGAAACCAATAGCTACATTATGCTTACCAATAGTTAATGCGTCACCAGCAAGACCTCCAATAAATACATTTTCTACACCTGTTGTAAGTAATAAACCAGCATGATGACCTATGCTTACATTGTATGTATCAAGTGTACTTGCAGCTGTCATGGTTTTCAAAGCACCTAAACCAATAGCTACGTTTCTGTCAGCTGCAACGTTTGTTAACATAGCATCTGCACCAATAGCAATGTTTGAATCACCTATCGTTAGTGATGACAAACTATTATAACCTAAAGAAACGTTATTATGTCCTGTTGTTATAGCATCGCCTGATAAACCACCAATTAAAGTATTTTGTACACCTGTTGATATTAATTTACCTGTATTAAAACCTATCGCTGTGTTATAATAATCAGCGGTGCTTGCAGATGTCATGGTTTTCAAAGCATC